ATGAAAAAACTTGACCCATCATTGGTTATCAAGAAGAATGGGGTAATTTTGTAATACAGGTAAAAAACAGGTAACTTATGGCATTTCCAAATATAGATACACAATTTGAAAAAGGGGTAAGCGGAAACCCTAACGGAAGACCTAAAGGTGTTCCTAATAGCAAGACAAGACTTTTACGTTTATTGGAGTTGGTTACTAAGGTACGCAACCCAGTAACAGGCGAAGATGAGGAGTTTACAATAGCCGAGCAATTAGATATGCAAATCATAGCAAAGGCGAGGAAAGGCGATTTAAAGGCTTATGAAATCCTTTTGGATAGATTAGAGGGCAGACCAAAACAAACAACCGACATAACCGCTGACATTAAGGGTAATGTGCAAATCACAATAGAACCAGATGCAGATTGTCAACCAATTAAAGATTAAGGCTACTCCTGTCTTTTATGCGAATAAAAAGGCATACGAGGAAGGTTATCCGATTATTTGCAATGAGGGTGGGTCAAGGTCAAGCAAAAGCTATTCAGTAGTTCAGTTGCTAATCCACATAGCTTTAACCAAGCCTAATACAAGAATTTCGTGCGTTTCACATTCCTTACCACATATTAAGCGTGGTGTTTATAGGGATTTCAAAAACATACTTGAACAATGGAATATATGGGATGAAAAGGATTTTAGGTACACGGATTTTATTTATACGTTTAAAAACGGCTCTTACATTGAGTTGTTCGGACTTGAAGACCCAGACAAAGCAAAAGGACCAGCAAGGGATATATTATTTGTAAACGAGGCAAACCTAATTAGTAAGGCTTTGTTTGACCAGCTTTTGATTCGTACAACTGGTCAATCATTCTTAGACTGGAATCCAGCCGACTTTATTTCTTGGGTTTACGAGGTAGCTGACAACCCAAATAATAAGCGCATCCATTCTACCTACCTAAACAACATTTCAAACCTAAGTGAAAGCCAAATAAGAAATATTGAGCAATATAAGGACTTACCAGATGACTTTATGTGGAAAGTGTACGGATTAGGTGAACGAGGTTCAGCAAAAGAAATTATTTATACTCAATGGAAACAATACGATGAAGCACCAGATGGGGATGTATTCTACGGATTAGATTTTGGTTATGTCCATCCAGCTGCACTTATAAAGGTTACACACTATGAAGGACAAAACTACTTTGAGGAAATAGTTTATCAAAGCGGACTGACTTTAAGCGACCTATCAAGATTGATTAAAGAGAAGCTACCAGAACGAGCAACAATCTATGCGGATGCTGCCGAGCCTAAATCTATTGAGGAATTATACCGACAAGGGTTTAACATTAAACCAGCACAAAAGGATGTATGGGCAGGAATAGTAAAGATGAAATCTTACCCAATAAACTTACACTACAATAGCAAAAACCTAAGAAGGGAGTTTATGTCTTACAAATGGAAAAAGGATAAAAACGATAATGTAATAGAAGAACCTGTAAAGGCAAATGATGACTTGATGGATGCTTGTAGGTATGCCGTGTTTACACATCTAACCAAGCTAAAATTTGAAGTGTCGGTATTTTAGGATAAATTGTCTAACTTTGTTAAAATTCATATATAATGGGATTACTTGACTTTTTTACTAAAAGACAAAAACTATCAACTGTACTACCTCAAATTCCTTTTAACGGACAAGTAGCAATACAACAAGGAATAATTACTTGGCAAGGTGGCGATAACATTAGCTTTGTGCGTGATGGTTATAGTGCAAACGATATTGTTTATTCTATCGTTAAATTAATTACCGATAAAGCAAAACTTGCACCATTCCACGTTTACAAAGTAGTTGACGAAAGAGCAGCTAAAAAGTATAAAGCGTTAATGAGCCAACCAGATAAAATTGAGAACTGGAAGGATGTAGAAAAGTTACACAAGAAAGCATTTGAATTATATACAGGCGATGCAAGATTAAACGAGTTGTTAAAATATCCTAATAGCGAAGATACCTTTGGCGATTTCGTAGAGGCTTGGTGTTCTTTTAAGTTAATCACAGGTAACTCTTTTGTTTACGCTAAAATGATTGAAGGTGGCAACAACAATGGTAAGCCATTTGAAATGTACGTTTTACCTTCACAATATATGTACGTTTTAGCCGACATACAAAACTTCCCACCAACAATTGCAGGTTATCAATTGAACTATGGTCCACTTTGGAACTTTACTAAACAAGAAATATTACAAGACAAATACTTTAATCCACAATGGAATACAACTGGGAATCAACTATATGGTCAATCACCTTTGATGGCTGCTGCGAGAAACTTGACTCGTTCGAACGAAGCCAAGACTGCGGCGGTTGCTTCATTCCAGAATGGTGGTCCAGCTGGAGTTCTTTTTATGAATGATGAACGCTTTGACCCTATTAGTGGACAACAACAAGCACAAGCACTTAAAAGAGCCGTGAGTGAAAAAGGTGGCTCTGCTAACTTTAATTCAATTGCGGTAAGTGGCTACAAAGTAGACTGGAAGCAAATCGGATTAAGTCCTGTTGAATTAGACATCATTGAAAGTGAAAAGTGGGATATGAAAGCACTTTGTAATATTTACGGAGTACCTGCGCAACTTTTAAACGATAGCGACAACAAGACTTACAACAATCAAAGAGAGGGCGAGAAAGCATTGACATTACGTTGTGCTATTCCTTTGCTTACAGGTATTCGTGATAACTTAAATAGAAAGCTACATTCAGATTGGGGTTATAGAGGTACGGATATTTACGTTGACTTCGATGCAAGTGTTTATGGCGAATTAGAAGCTAACAAAGCGGAGCAAGTAGAATGGTTAGATAAGGCTTGGTGGATTGCACCTAAGCAAAAGATGGATATAATGGGATTAGAAATTCCACCTTATATAGACGAAAACGAAATGGAGAAATTATACATCCCTTCAAGTTTACAAAGTCCAGATGAATTTCAACCTTTAACATTACCAAATGAATAGTCAAGACCTTTTAGATTTGTTGTTTGACCTTAAAGTTGAACTAAAGAAAGACCTAAGCGAAATAGTAGACGAGGTTTACAAAAAGTACCACGATACTGTTAATATGTCTTTTAGCGAATTAGAGGCTTGGAGCAAGTCGGAGTGTTCAAAGTTGGCATCATTAGACAGAAGTCCAATAAACCGAAATTTGAGGCTCTTAAAGACCAAGAAAGCGGATTGGGGTGCAAACGAGGTAAAGGCTGCTAACAGAACAATAAGTTTTGTAAGTAGAATGAAAAATATGGAGCAAGGCAAACCTGTAAATAAAACTTGTCCATCTAAGAGGGATATTTCCCTAAAGAATTGGGCATATAATCCTAATAAATAATGAATAACGTACAAAAATTTGTAGACTTAGCTAATCAGCTAATAAGCGAAATCAAGAAAACAACAGGCATCAATCGTAGTGGTATTACACAAGCTGCATCTTTGGTAAGTCAAGGCAAGGTTATAAAACCGAGTTCTTGGACTCCACCAAGCGCAGCAGAGGAAAACGCATACATTGAGGAGAATGGTATGGCTGCTTATGGTAAGTGGTTTTTAGGCATAGACGCAAACGCTGATATGGAAACTAAAGAACATTGGCATTACATTTATACAAGCGACTTTGAGAACGTTGATAGAGCAGGACTTATTGCTATTAGACAAAGAGCAGGTCAACAAAATCAAACCGATGTATTTAATGCAGCTGGTAAGTTACTTGAAAAAATAGACGCATAATGATTTGGCAAGACTACAAGAAGTTGTATGCTAATGCATTAAAAACCTATTCGCCAAAGTTCAAGAAAGAATTACAAAGGCAAGTGGATACTTATTGCGATACGCAAGATATGGATGCAATAAGCGATAAGAAGATAAAAAAGACCATCCAAAACCTACATATAGCTATGGGGGTGAAGATGGCACAAATTGCGGAAAAGAATGTGTCTAAGTCGGTCAAGGGTTACTATGGACCAGAGGAGTTTAAAAGTAAGCAAACTGATTTGTTTACTTATGTAATGCTCACTTACCTTGAACTAAAAGGCTTAGATAACATAGCTGCCGAGATAACACAAACAACAAAAAACCAAATTCAACAATACTTAATAAAGTCGGTTGAGGAAGGTTTAACTATGCAAGAAACAATAAAGCTATTAAGAACGGCTGGGATAACGGATTACCGAGCAGAAATGATAGCAAGAACGGAAACAGGTAGAGCAGCGAATATTGGCTCTATGGTTGGCACGGCTGCAACTGGACTTGTAACTATGAAGGAGTGGATTGCTGCAAGGGATAACCGAACAAGGCGAGTGCCACGAGATATGTTTGACCATTATCATATGGATGGAATAAAAGTAGCATACGATGAAAAATTTAATGTTAAAACTAAGAATGGCGGTTTTGAGCAAATGTTACATCCTTGCGACCCA